TTAGCTAATTTTTGTGTATCGACTTCGGCCATTATTTTTTATTCCATTTCTCTTTTGCTTTTTGTGTCCATTGTTTCATTTGTTTAATTGTTACATCACCATCAATCATTTTTGCACCAGCTGGCATTTCATTATGTAATGCAATCACTTGACCATCTTTTATTTCGACTAGTGCTTCACCACAGAACGCATCTTTTTTAAATTCTTTATCCCTTGATAGTTCTCTTTTTTCTTTCAAACATTCTGATATAGACGACATCGGAATATACTGTGTCATTCTATCATCGGTATCATTCATGTTACCAAACAGAAACATTACAATAATACTAATAACTTCCATTTTCTCTCACCTTATCCTTTAATTTTTCTAAATCAATTAATATCTTTTCAATATCTTGTTGAGCTCTTTTTATATTAACAGTATTTGATTTCATTGATTCCATACCCTCTTGTATTTTTTCTACCTGTGCGGATAGAAATTCTATGAGCATTATTTGTTCTTGATCAACCGGGGTTTGGTCAGCAGCCTTAACTAGGTCAGCTTCAAATAATGTTGCTCTAGTTTCTAATGTGTTCAATCTTTCTTGTATTCCAAAGTATGCCCACACACCTATAGCAACTGCCGCAAGTATTGACAATAAATTTCTCATTGGCATACTGATACTTGTATTATCTGATATTTTCATATTACCTACTTCTTCTTATTACCTATTGCTTGAGCACCAAAGAATGCTGCAACTATACCTGCAACAGCGATGAAATATACACCTGCCATGTCACCTAGTATTTTTGCACCTTGATCTAATCCTGCAACTGTAGCAACAACTATTGCTATAGGATATAATAACATACCATACAACGAATACCACGCCATGGTTCTTTGTGCATCACGCATAGCATCTGCATCTTCAAGTTCTTTTCTTTTGAACTCCATATACATCTTATGCTCTTCAGCACTTACTTTTCCATCACCATTACTATCTGCTGGGTGATAATCTTTTTTAACTTCTTCAGCCATACTTAGCGTTCTCCTTTTTAGTTCTTTCGTTCTCAGCTTCTATCCATTCATTCAACATGAGTAGATATGTTTGCCTCTCATACGGTGCCATATTATTAACATCATTTAAACTCCATTTATGAACATGCATAAATTCAAAGTTCAATCTATAATGGTTTTCCAAATCAATATGCGAGAGGCATATTAAAAAAAACTTTGCATTCCCTCCAATGTTAGTTTAGACTTAACCTCAGTCTTCGGGTTTACAATCTCAATAGTTTTAGAAACCTTTGGCATTGTTTCAAAGAAAGTTTGCACTTTGTTAAACTGAGCTCTGTTTAAGTTTTCTAAAAACTCTATCTTTTCTTTTGATCCCATATCACTTTTTGAGAAAACCTCTTCTCCATTATGAACCTCAGATATACAGTCAGCTAATATCTTCATCATATCATCATAACTTTCAGTTTTAATCTGACTATAAGATGCTAGTGTAGGGTAATCAAATAATACAGTAACATCGTCTGTTAATTCTATTTTGTTTGTATGTTTATCATCAACTACCATTTCAATCTCTTCTAGGTTAACCTCTACAGGTACCTGTGTTTCATTGTCATCAGGACAAGTCACTTTGATATTTGAAATCTCACCTACAGATTTAGATCGTATTTTTATAAACATATACTCTAAATCAAAAAACGGTAAATTGTCAACTTCTACTTTTCCAAAGGTACAATTCTTAATAATTGTTTTCAATGCATTTGTCATTTCATTGATTTTACCTGCCTCTTGAGCAAGTAATAAAACTTTCTCTTCCTTAACCAGAAACGGTCTAAAAGATAGTTTCTTTCCTGTTGATGGTAAAGTCATACTATATTTTTCAGTATTTAAATTTGGTAAAGCCATTTTATCTCCTTATAATTTAATCTTCACACCTAAGTTAAATGTTGTTCTTCTTGTTGGTGCTCGGTTAGGCACCTCGTTACCTGCTTGACTCACAGATGTTGATGGTTGACTATCGAGAGCAATATTCGACCATCTTCTAAATTGCATAGTGACTGGTTGTCTTACGACACCTGTTGATGCATTACTATATTCAATCGCACCTAAATCACCTACATAACAATCTTCTAATCTACAACCATAGACTGCAACATCTTGGTCATCTAATTGAAATATTGCTATGTCAGATACATATTCCTCATAGAAGTTAAACATACCTGTTTCTCTATCTCTAATAGTATCTTGCCATATTTCAAAAAAGGTTCTAACTTTTAAATCTTTATCACATAAAAAAGTCATCGCACTTTCTCCATAGGTTACACTTGTAGGTAACTTGTATGGGTCTTGAAAATGTCTAACCTGTTCATTGTTTACAGTTCTACCTGGCATTGATACCGAGTCACAAAATAATGATACGGTTCTTTGGTCAATAGCAAAAACAGTTTGTGTTCCAAACCCTTGTTCGGGTGGACCTATGTCTTCTTGTGAAGTTAGTCGTTGGAATTGTTCAGCAAATTGTCTACTAGGTGGTAATGCAATCTGAACTAAAAAACGATTAGGTTTAGCTAACCCACCATGTTTTGATATGTTTGCTAATAATATATCAACTGCACCCACTATCTTGCTCTCCTTCTACTATCTGCAAATACTCTACTCTCACTAGCCTTTTGAAATTGTGCAACAGGCATAAGAACCGCAGGTAAGTAATCTGTTTCGTCTAGTCTTAAAAAGCCAGACTTAAACTTACTTGTTAAATATCTTTTGATACAAGGTTTAATTAATTTAATTCTTTTGAGTGAAGAGTAATCACCTTCAAAGTTTCTTGCATCAAGTCTTTCTAATAATTGTATTCTCAACGGCTGTGGTAAGTAATGAAAATTAATTCCAAGAAATCCATCAGTATATCTCTCAATAGGTAACACTAATGGAAACCTATCATAATAAGGTAGTTCTCTTTTAAATTTAGGATCGTAAAAAAACATTTGCAATTCGTTCATACGAGGTCGTGTTCTAACTTTACCACCTCTCAACAATTTACTTGCTGATATACGGTTTCCTAAATCTCTAATTTTAGTTCGGTACCAGTTAATAGATTTATCTCTATCACCTGCTGCTTTTCTAATATCATCGAATACACTAGCCATACGACTATTTATATGGTGATAGGAAATCTTCTGTTAGTATCTGAAACTCAAAACCTCTCTTTTTACAATATCTTTCAGCTGCATCCCACTTTGCTCTGTTCTTAATATACTCTAAAACATCGTTCTTCCACACCTTAGTCTTTCTTTTAGGGTTTTTCGGTGGTGGTTTAGTGTACTTTTTTGGTTTGACTTCTATCACTTTTTGTGTTATAATGTTATTATTGTTTCGATATTTTATCCAAAAGTCAGGAAAATATCTTGACAAGCCACCAGTTATTGGATTATTATATGCTATGCAAAACTCTTCCGACTTCCATTCCATAATATTTGGGTTAGTGTCTAAATACACCATGACACGCCTTTCCCATAAACTTCTATAGATTATGTTAGACGGATCACCCTTATATTTTTTTGGGTTAGATGGTTTATATCTTCCTTTGTAGCTTCTGGTTCTCATCATAAATAGTAAGTATGAAAGCAATAGTAGACCTGATGTTAAGAAACGCTTCGCACTCTAGAGTGGGTAAGCCAAGAAACACAACATCTCAAATATACAAGTCAAAACAAGAACCTGGTGATAATCAAACCTTTTCATCTTTAGAAAGAGGTGATGAATATAACCTAGGTACGATACAATATCCATTAGACTTGGGTAGTAATGAAAATGGTCACTACATGCTATTCTATATTTATGAACAGACACAAAGCAAGTATGCAGGCAGTCAAGTTACCTCAAGAGTCAATGAAGGAACTGATAAAGAGAGAGCAGTTCGTTCAGCAAAAGAGGTAGGTGTTCAATATTCTGCAAAGAAAGATTTTTCTGAGCCAACACTAAACCCTAGGTCAACTGAAAGAACAATGTCAGGTGCAGCTAAGACTACTGGCCAGACAATGAAAAGAACCAAAGATGCGATAGCATTATATATGCCACCTAGTATTCAAGCTTCATATACGATTGGATATAGAGATGAGGAAACAGGTATAGCAGGTAACATTGGAAGACAGATGGTTGCAACTGGTGGTGACATATTGAAAACACTAGGTAGTGAAAATTTATTTGATCAAGTTACAAATCAATTAAAAGATACATTCACAGTAAAACTAATTGGTGCCGCAACTGATTTAGTTGGAATGGGTAATGCTGAACAAGTATACAGAAAAGCAACAGCAAGAGCATTAGACCCTAACCTAGAAGCAATATTTGAACGAGTAAATCAAAGAACATTTAATTTTAACTTCTCTTTCTTTCCAAAGTCGCAAGAAGAAGTAGAGGTTATAGATAAGATAATCAAGTTATTTAAGTTTCATGCGCATCCTGAAAGACCAGTAGATCCTAAATTAGGTAGATACTTAATCTTTCCATCAGAATTTGAGATGCATTATATGTATCAAGGTGTAGAGAATGCATGGTACCCGATGATAAGTGGCTGTACGCTAAGATCAATTAGTGTGACATATGG